ACACTAACTGCAGGTTATTCTTTATGGTTGATGAACTTTCATAATGATAAAAATATATTGGTAATTGCAACAAAGCAAGAGGTTGCTAAAAACTTAGTAACTAAAGTTAGAGTAATGCATAAACTTGCACCCGACTGGTTAAAACAAGGCTGTGTTGAGGATAATAAATTATCTTTAAGATATAGGAACGGATCACAAATAAAAGCAATATCATCTACAGCAGATGCAGGTCGTTCTGAAGCGTTGTCTTTATTGGTTATGGATGAAGCTGCATTTATTGCGAATATAGATGAAATATGGGGTGCATCTCAACAGACTCTTGCTACTGGTGGTAAATGTATTGCACTTTCTACACCAAATGGAATGGGAAACTGGTTCCATCAAACATGGACAGGTGCAGAAGAAGGGACAAATAATTTTAATTTTATAAAATTACATTGGACAGTGCACCCTGAAAGAGACCAAAAATGGAGAGATGATCAAAATTCTTTATTAGGTCCGGATATGGCCGCGCAAGAATGCGACTGTGATTTCATAAGCTCAGGACAATCAGTTATACCTGCAAAAATTATTAAAGAATATCAAGATACTTTTATCTGTGAACCGATAGAAAAAAGATATAATGATGGAATGTGGATATGGAAACATCCAGAACCAAATAAACGATATTTAATAGGTGCTGATGTAGCACGTGGCGACGGAGGAGACTACTCAGCATTTCATATCTTAGATGTAGAAAGTTTAGAACAAGTCGCAGAATTTAAAGCAAAAGTAGACACAACGCGATACGCAGGAATATTAGCAGCAATAGCTACAGAATATAATGATGCTGTTTTAGTTGTAGAGAACAACAATATAGGCTGGGCAGTTTTACAAGTATTATTAGATAGAGAATATAGAAATCTTTTCTGGATGAAAAGAGACTTAAAGTATGTTGACACAAAAACACAATATACAAACAAATACAGAAGAGAGGATAGAAATCAAATACCTGGATTTTCAACAACTATGAAAACTAGACCTCTTATTATAGAAAAATTATCACAATTTATTAGAGAGAAGCAAGTAAAAATAAATTCAATTAGACTGATCGATGAATTATATGTTTTTATATTTAATAATGGGAAAGCTGAAGCTTTTAAGGGCTATAACGATGACTTGGTCATGAGTATGGCAATATGTCTCTGGGTTAGAGACACTAGTTTACGTCTTCATGATGAAAACATGAAGATAACAAAAGAAACAATGAACAAAATGGGAGCAAGCTCTGGTGTTTTTACTGCTGAGGCAGAAGACGACTACGGCTGGAAACAAAATGTGGCCGGCAAAAAAGAATCACTAACTTGGTTAATATAGAATGGCAAAACAAGATACATTTTTTGATAGAATACAACGCTTATTTTCAACAGGCGTTATTGTTCGTAATGTTGGAGGTAAAAAACTAAAAGTAGTTGATACTGATGACATACAGCAAGGCTCCAGAACGCTTATGGATAGATACCAAAGGTTATACTCTGGCCAAAGGGGCATAGGATCAATGCATGGTTACAGTGGAGAATTGGCAAAAGCAAAACGTATATCTCTTTTTAGAGACTATGAGGCAATGGATGATGATCCAATTATATCTTCTGCGTTAGATGTTTATGCTGATGAATCAACAATGAAATCAGAGTATGGTAATGTTTTAGAAATAAAAGCAAATAACCCACAAATACATGAAATACTACATAATCTATTTTATGACATATTAAATATAGAATTTAATCTATGGCCGTGGATTAGAAATATGTGTAAGTATGGTGACTTCTTTTTAAATTTAGATATTAAAGAAGGTTATGGTATTATAAATGTATCGCCGCTATCTACTTACGATGTATCTCGTATAGAAGACTTTGATCCTGAAAATCCTTTTGATGTAAAATTTGTATTAGATGCAACAGATCCTAGAAATCAACCACAAAACGCATCAAATCAAGAATTACAAAATTTCCAAGTAGCACACTTTAGGTTGCTATCAGACTCTAATTACATACCTTATGGAAAGTCTATGATTGAAGGTGGTCGCAGAGTTTGGAAACAATTAAGTCTAATGGAAGATGCTATGCTAATTCATAGAATTATGAGAGCACCAGAAAAAAGAGTATTTAAAATTGATATTGGAAATTTACCTCCAAATGAAGTTGATACTTACATGAAGCGCATTATTGATAAAATGAAAAAAGCTCCTGTGATAAATGAAGATACTGGAGACTATAATTTAAAATATAACATGCAAAATTTAACAGAAGACTTTTACTTGCCGGTTCGTGGTGGAGATAGTGGTACACAAATAGAATCACTACCAGGTTTAACGTATGAAGCAGTAGAGGATATAGAATATCTTAAAAATAAAATGCTATCAGCACTAAAGATACCAAAAGCATTCTTAGGTTTTGAAGAAAATGTCGGATCTAAAGCGACACTAGCAGCAGAAGATGTAAGATTTGCAAGAACAATTGAAAGAATACAGAGAATAGTTTTAAGTGAATTAACAAAAGTAGCAGTTGTTCATTTATATTCACAAGGCTATACTGACTCTGCACTAGTTGATTTTGATTTAGAGTTGACAAACCCATCAACAATATACGAACAAGAAAGATTAGATTTATGGGAAAGAAAAAATAATATCGCAGAAGCAATGAAGAGAGAAGGTTTAATATCACAACAGTGGATTTATGATAATATCTTAAATTTTAGTAATAAAGATATACAAAAAGTAAAAAATCAAGTTGTTGATGATAAAAAACAAGCATACAGGCTTCAAACTATAGAAAATGAAGGTGTAGACCCTGCAAAAGAAGCAGAAGAAGGACAAATGAAAAATAGTGAACCGAATAACTCTGAAGAAGATAAAGGTATGGAAGACGAAGATTCAAAAAGAGATACAGAGGATAGAGACACATACGGTGTTAGAGATGCACTTGGAAAGCACGATTATTTACACTCTTCACAAAGAGATGACAATCCTACAACACATAAATTTAGAAAAAGTCCGCTAGCACTGGCTCATTTTGATGCAATGAAGAGTAGTTTTGCCAAAAAAGAAACAGAATTATTAAAAGAAGTATCTGAGATTGACGAAGAACTTAACGGAACTAAGAAGAAAATTTAGTTTTCTTATATTTATTAATGAATTCATAAGAGACTTAGCTAAGGGTATATATGAAACACTCAAAATTCAAAAATGGCGGCTTGTTATTCGAGTTGTTAACACGACAAATAACATCAGATGCGTTAAACGGATCAACATCCTCACCATCTACAAAAATTGTAAAACAATACTTTAAGAAAGATACGGAGCTATTTAAAGAAGCTAAGATTTTTAATGTTTTACAGCAAACAAAAATTAAAAATTCTGAACATGCAAAGCATCTCATAGAGACAACGATTAAGTCATATAATAAGACAATAAATCAAGCAAAGTTAAGAAAAGAAAAATATAAACTTATCAAAACAATTAAAGAAAGTTTTGATATGGATTCATTTTTTAAAGTCAGAATACCAAACTATAAGATATTGGCATCTATATACAATGTCCTTACAGAAGACTATTCAGATCCAAAAAAATCTTCAAAAAGTTATTATACAATAATAGAAAATATCTCTTCTGTTAAAAAAGAAAAAGAAGATCAAACACTTTTGGAGTTAAAAAAGCAAAATAAAGATTTAAGGCTGTTAGCTTATCAAATACTAGTTGAAAAATTTAATAAGAAGTATAATACTTTATCTGGTCAACAGAAAAAAGTTCTTAGAGAATATATCAACAGTGTATCTAGCACTAGCACACTAAAAACATTTTTAGAGTCACAATTTAAAAACGTCTTATTTGAACTAAAGAAGTACTATGGTTCAATTGATAACAAAGTTGTTAAGATAAAAATTAAAGAGTGTGTTAAGCTTGTTAACGAAACAAAAATTGCAAAACCAAAAACATCACATGTACTAAAGCTGATGAGATTTTATCAACTAGTTTCAGAGATAAAAAATGTCGTTAAAAAATAAGAAATTAGTAGAATTCTTAAAAGCACGCATTAGGAAAGAGTTAAAAGAAATGAGCGCTACTGGCGGTATAGACGGAGGCGAAGGTCCACCAAAAACTCCTTATGCGTTTAGAGATCCTAAAGATGATGAAAAAGATGAAGATGAACTAAAGTTATCAAAAGGTATGAGTGTTGTAAAAGAAAATTATTGGCATTTTAGAAATGATGAGTCTATGTCAACAAAACAAAAACTAGCTAAGTCTATGACTGAAATTCGTAATAGGATGACCGAAATAGAAAAACTAGTAAAGTATAATGTAAAACTTATAAACGAAATGAGATTCGAATCAGCTAGTTATATGAAAAGAACAAAGATAGCACTCAGTAAAATTTCAGAAAAGCTTGTAAGACTTTCTCATAAAGTAAAGGACTTAGTATAATGGACAAATCTTTATTAGTTGATGTTATCCCATTTGAAGTAACACCAGACAAAGTAAACGAAGCTATTAGCACAAATGGTGGAAAACTTATTGTTAAAGGTGTGCTGCAAAGAGCAGAAGCAAGAAATCAGAATGGACGAGTTTATCCAAAAGAAGTGTTAATGCGTGAAGCAAACAAATACACAGACAATTTTATAAAAGAAAGAAGAGCAATGGGAGAACTAGATCATCCTGATAGCTCTGTTATAAATTTACAAAACGTTTCACATAATGTATTAGAGATGCATTGGAACGGCAATGATTTAGTAGGTACAGTCGAAGTATTGTCAACACCTGCTGGAAATATTTTAAGAGAATTATTTAAAGGCGGGATTAAACTAGGCATAAGCTCTAGAGGTTTAGGCTCTATAAAACAAGAATCTGTTGGAGATGAAGTTCAAGATGATTTTGAACTAATAGGCTTTGATTTTGTTTCTAATCCTTCAACACACGGTGCCTTCTTAAGGCCAGTCAATGAATCAGTTGATAATAGCATTAAGAGTGATAAGTGGAAAGGTGTTGAAAAAGCAGTATTTAACATCCTATCAGGAGAATAACAGTGAAGATGAAAGATATATTAGAAGAAGCTATTGGTGGAGTTGTAACAGTAAAGCCACTAAATAATATTTTTGGTGAAGAAAAATCCACAGATTTATTAAAAATAGCAAAAGAATTAGTTGCCAAAGAAGGTGACAAAAAACTAATGACAAAAGAAGCATTGGTACAAACAGTAAATGAGTTTGGTACTTATGGCCCTTCAATATACAAAAAGCATAATTTAGCAGATGTAGCAAAGACTTTTGTTGAAATCGCAGAATCTGCTCAAAAACATGTTGTTGATGAAACACAAGACTGGTTTGATGGAGTCACTGTAAAAAGAAATATGAATGAACTAAAGAAGCAAGCTACCCAATTTAATAAAATAGCATCAGAAGCACAAGCTCTTCAAGATAGAATGGCTGCTTTATATGAAGATATGGGTGGCATACTTAATAGATACTTTGATATAAAAGAACTAAATGAAGAAGAATAAGAGGTAAACATGTCAATAAAAGTTAAGGTTATAAATAACAAATACGAATTTGCATTAAGAAAATTTAAGAAAAAAGTAAAAGAAGCAGGCATACTGCATGAGTTGCAACAGCGACAATTTTATGTAAAACCCTCAGCTATAAAAAGAGATAGAAGAGCAAAAGGTAGATTAAGGGCTCAAATAAGATCAAAAAAAGCTGAACTTTAAATATATTATACCATACTTATATAAAAATAAAATGCACCTACATTTGTTAGGTGTTCCTAAATAATCAATTCTGATTATAGTTCATAATAACTATATAATCTCTTTAAGGGAGAATCCAAATGGATAAACTATTAAAAGAAGCAATTGCTGACGCTAAAGCCGTGCGCGAAACCGCATTAGCAAATGCTAAGATAGCCCTCGAAGAGGCCTTTACCCCACATCTGAAATCAATGCTTTCTAAGAAGCTACAAGCTGAAATGGAAGGCGAAGATGAGGAAAAAGCCGATGAAGGTTATCATGGCGAAGATGAAGAAGAAATTGAGGAAAACGACGTTTCTTCTGATATTGGAGCTAGTGATAATAAAGAACCTGGTAAAGCAGGTGATACTTCTGGTGTTGGACAAGGTCCTGAGTCTGAAGGAGCTGATGAAGAAGGCGGAAATGAAGATGAAAATCTAGAAAAATCTGCTGATCAACCTTTAGGTGAAGACTATGGCATGGAAGACGAAGACGAAGAAGTCGAAGAAGGTGAACACATGGAAGACGAAGATGAAGATCCAGTCGACGAAGGTGAACACATGGACGATGAAGACGACGATGTCGAAGAAGTGCTACGTCAATTAGAAGCTGAAATGAATGATGAAGACGAAGAAGTCGAAGAAGGCGCTCACATGGACGACGAAGACGAAGACATGAAAGAGGCTGACAAAGATGACGAAGTTGAAGAAAACAAGATGGAAGACGAAGACGAAGAACTCGATCTTGACGAAATCATTAAAGCTCTAACAGAAGAAGAAGGCATGGAAGATGAAGACGAAGAAGTTGAAGAAAATAAGATTGAAGACGAAGATAGCGAACTCGAAGAGTACAAGCAAACTGTACAGTATCTAAGAGATAAGCTTTCTGAAGTTAACCTACTTAATGCTAAACTTCTTTACACTAACAAGCTATTCAGAAGCAGAAACGTATCTGAAGCTCAAAAGATGAAAGTAATTGAACAGTTTGACAGAGCAGCTAATGTTCGCGAAGTTAAACTTGTTTTTACTACATTTGCTGAGTCTATTTCACGTAAATCTGTTAATGAATCTGCTAAACGTGTTAGTCAAGCATCTAAGCCAACAGCTTCTACTCAACCAAAGAAGAAACCAATCATCGGTGAGAATACGGACTTTAAAAGCCGTATGAAGAAACTCGCTAACATTATATAACGGAGAAATATCGTGTCTTATAACGATCAATTAAAAGACGTAATGGGTGGATATAATCCTCATAATGAGCTTCTGTCTTCCTCTCGTAAACTGGTTTCTAAGTGGGAACCAACAGGCCTTTTAGAAGGAATGAAAAATGAGAGTGAAACTTCCGGTATGGCTGTACTCTTGGAAAACCAAGCAAAACAGTTAATCGATGAAGCTTCTAATGTAGGAACCTCAGCAAATCAAGAACAGTGGAGCGGTGTTGCTCTACCTCTAGTTCGTAGAATTTTTGCTGAACTATCCGCGCAGGAATTCGTTTCTGTGCAACCTATGAACCTACCGTCTGGTCTAATTTTCTATTTAGACTTCAAATATGGTTCAACACAACAGAGTGGTGCTATACAAACCAAAGGTGCAGACATCTATGGTGATACATCTAGCTCTGGTGACCCAGCAGGTGGCCTTTATGGTGCCGGCAAATGGGGTTACTCAATCAATGACGCTAGTGCTACTGTCGGATATACATCCACAACAGCTTCTATGGCAGATGTAAGATTTGATCCAAATCTTTCTGCTTCAGCTGCTGCTGAGGGATTAAACAAGATAGAAATCTCTGGCTCACAGTTAACTAATCCAGATTTAGAAGGTGTTAAAGCTTTCGCAATCACTGGATCAGGTACACATGCATTAACAGCATTTTATCCTGCTTTTACATCTTATGATGCAAGCACTGATAAAATTCATCTTATTGTTGATGCAGCTGTTGCACTTAGTGCATCAGGTGGTGATATACACATTGCATATCACAAACAACCAACCGACATCTCACGTGGCGACTTCGAAGCTGCATCTGCTGCTGAAGGATCTAATCCTGAAGAATCAAATGCTGGCATACCAGAAGTTGACATACAGATGCGTTCAATTGCTATTACTGCTAAAACACGTAAGTTAAAAGCTGTTTGGACTCCTGAGTTAGCTCAAGATCTTAACGCTTATCACGCTGTTGACGCTGAAGCTGAATTGACATCTATGTTGTCTGAGTACGTGACAATGGAAGTTGATCTTGAGATTATTGACATGTTAAAAGTTAATGCTTCTGCAAAGACTGAATACTGGTCAGCTCAAGTTGGTATGGATTGGAATGGTTCCGCTTTTGAAGCATCTGCGCCAAATGCAAGTGCTTATACAAAAGGCGAATGGTTCCAAACTCTTGGTAACAAGATACAGTCAGTATCTAATGCAATCCACAAGAAGACACTTCGTGGTGGCGCAAACTTCATTGTCGTAAGCCCTGAAGTTGCTACAATCCTCGAATCAATTCCTGGATTTGCTACAGATGCAGATGGTGATCCTTCTAAAACCTACGCAATGGGTGTTCAGAAGATTGGTGCTCTTAATAATCGTTTTAACGTTTATAAGAACCCATATCTACAGGACGATCAAATCCTTGCTGGATTTAGAGGCGCTCAGTTCCTAGAAACAGGTGCTGTGTATGCTCCATACGTTCCGTTGATCTTAACACCGGTTGTTTATGATCCAACAAACTTCACACCTCGTAGAGGCGTGATGACAAGATACGCGAAGAAGATGGTTAGACCAGAATTCTACGGTCTTGTTAACGTTGCTAAATCTGATCTTGTGTAAACTAGATTAATTTAGAACATCATATAAAAGGGCTCCTAATTTTTTTGGGAGCCCTTTTTTTATTTCCTCCAATATTGTTCAAATCTTGATATTTATAAATGAAACGTTTCTAACTGGAGAATGTAATGTCAGTAACAATTTGGGAAGGTAGTAGCACTTTCGGTGCAGGCCAAACTCCTTACGGTTTTTATGACACAGATAGCGAATTTACATCTTCTGCTGATAATTTTGCAGATTGGGCAGCAAGAAGATTAGGTTACCCTATTATTGATGTAGAATTACAATCAGGTTCTTTTTACGCATGTTTTGAAGAGTCTGTTACAGAATATTCTGCACAAGTCAACCAATATAATATAAGAGATAATTTATTACACTTACAAGGACAGTCTACTGGTTCTAGCCTGACAGGTAAAAGAGTAACACCTACATTAGGAAGAGCAGTATTCTTAAGTCAACAATACGGCACAGAAGCTGGTGTTGGTGGCTATGTTGACTATAAAAAAGGAAGTATTAATATAACTAGTGGTAGTCAAGAGTATGACCTTAATACACTATACGCTGCAGCTTCAGAATCAGGCGCAATTGAAATAAAGAAGATATATCATGAAGCA